TCGTCGTTCATCGGCGCGTTGCACTCGGGACAGAGATCATCCTCGTCGTCATCGGGCTCGGGCTCTGGCGATGGATCGTCCGCGCGGCGCGCGGCGCCGGTCTCGAGGACCACCGGAGGCACGGGCAGCTCGCTGTTGCCGTCGAAGGTGGCCGCAGATTGTCCGAGTGCGCGCCGTGGGCGGCCGCTCATGCCGACGTCCTTGGCGCCGAGCCGATTGAGCGTTTCCTCGAGCGTCGCGATTTTGTCGATCATGCCCGCGGCGAGCGCCTGCTTGGCGGTGAGGGAGCGGCCCTGGCCGAAATCGCTCTTCACCGCGGCGACTGAGACGCCGCGATGCTTCGAGACGGCCGCGACGAACATCTGGCCCATTTCGTCGACCTGGCCCTGAATGAACGACTCGGCATCCGCGGAGAGCGGCTCCCACGGATTGCCCTCGGCCTTGTGCTCGCCGTACTTGATGATCGTGTACTTGAGCCCGAGCTGCTCGTCGTAGCCCGACTCGTCGAGATGGACGCAAAAGACGCCGATCGATCCGGCTTCGCCCGACGGCGTGCAGACGATCTCGTCGCAGGCCGAGCAGATCCAATACGCGGCGGAGCACATCTGCCCGTTCGAGACGGCGATGAGCTGCTTGCCTTTCCCGCGCGCGCCGAAAATCCGCTTCGCGAGCTCCGGCGTGCCGGTGACGTTGCCGCCCGGCGAGTCGCAGTCGATGACGATCGCCGACACATTCGGATCGTTCATCGCCGCGTCGAAATCGTCGGCGAAGCGTTCGGCCGACGTGCCGCCGCAGAGCGCCATCATGAGATCCATGCGCTGCGCGATGACGCCATACATCGGGAGCACGGCGATCGCGCCGCCGTTCTTCGTCACCGGGCGCCGCTCCGCGGCCTTCGGCGTGCGCTCGACCGCCGCGATCTCCTCGGCCGACAGTTGGCCGGCGGCGCGGAGCTCGACATACGCAAGCAGCTGCTGGCCGGCGCGCGGCTCGATCGCCCACGGCGTGGCGGCGATCGCGCGACGGACCGCGGGGAGCTTGAAGCGCGTGATCGTCGGCGTGGTCATCGCATCCTCATAGGGCCGCCAGGTGGCGGGCGCCGGATCCGGACGACTTGCCCGTGCCGTCGCCGTCGCCCTGGTTCGTCTCGTCGGTCTCGCCTTCGGGGCTGACCGTCGTCGGCGTCGTGCCGCTCATCTGATTGCCGCTCGTATCGACGTCGTTCGCCTCGGCGTACTGCTGCTCGAGCGCGAGCTCGTCGACGATGTCCTCGTAGTCGTACCCGCGTTCGCCGGCGAGCCGGGTGCGGCTGTTCAGGCCGAGATCGATCTCCATCTTCGCCGCGCGGAGATCGTTGTATGGCTCCGTCCATTTCCAGCCGCGGCCGTGCCACGTCACGGCATAGAAGTCGGCGCCGAGCCGGCCGTCGACGCCGATCGCCCCGCGCAGCGTCGCCTGATCGACCCAGTCGCGATAGGTGACGCGGTTGTCGTGCATCGCGAGCCAGCCCTGCAAACCGCGCCAGCGATCGCGTTCGGGGATCGTGCCCGCGCGCTGCGAGGCGTAGTTCGCCTGGCGGAGATCGCCGGTGAGGGTCATGTACGACGTGCGCAGTCCGCGCGCCGTCGCCCGGTGCACGGCCATCACGAATTGCTCATAACCGACGCTCGGAAACGTCGGGTCGATCGACTCGATCTCCTGGCCCGGCAGGAGCTCCGGCATGATGCCGGGCTCCATCGCGAACGTCTTCGGCTGCTCGCCCTTCTTCGGCGGCTCCCACGCTTCGATCGCGTTCGGATTCTTGTTGAGAATCACCGCCATCTTCGACGCGCCGGCGCGCGCGGCGACGAGGTGGCTCAGCTCGTACTCTTGCTCGTGGCGCAGCGACGCGAGCACCGGCGCGAGCCAGGTCACGCCGCGCGGGATGTTCGCCCGGTGCCACCGCACGAAGAGATGCTGAATGTCCTCGGCCGCGATGCGTTCCCGCGTGCGCTCGACCGTACTGTTCATGTCCTCGGCGTAACGATTCCACGCGTGTACCGCGACGGTGCGATTCCGCCGATCCTTCTCGAGGCCCATGACGATGCGATTGCCGTTCGGCAGCGACGGGACGTTGTACGTCTCGTCGACGAGATCGGCATCGAGGATCTGCTGCGCGTAGCCGTACGGATTGTCGACGCCGCGGAGGCGCCGCACGAAGACTTCGCCGTCGACGGCAATCGTGATGATCTTCTGCCGCTGCAGCTCGATCCAGCTGTCCTGGCCGTCGGCGCTCGCGTACTCGGGCACGCCCCACGCATCCCACGCTTCTTCAATCGCCGCGTTCGTCGTTTTCGCCGGCTGGCCGAGCGCGTTCTTGATCTGCGCGTGCAGGCGAATGCCGTTCGCGCCGACGACGTTGTTCGCGAGCTCGTCGAGGAAGCCGACGATCCACGGATTGTTCCGCGCGAAATACCGCGCGCGCGCGCGCATCGTCCGGAATCCGTAGCGCGTTTCGAACTCCGGCGAGACCGTCCAGGTGTCCCAGTCCTGGTAGAGGCGATCGTACGACGCGCCCTGCCAGACGCCCGTCGAGCTCCGCCGCGCCGGCGCCGGCGAGAGCCCGTGCGCGACACGGCGCAGCGCGTTGGCGAGGGATCCGCGGATCGTCACGCCGGATACCCCGGAAACGCGAGCGCCTCGGCGTCACTCGGCCGTGAGGCCGGCTGGCCGAAGGCGACGACGTGATGCGGGAACGACACGCCCGGGTTGTCGGCGCGCCATTTCTTCGCTTTGTAGGTGGCGAGCGTGCGTTTGATCTCGGCGAGATCGAGCTTGTCGACGAAGACGCCTTCGCGACCATAGCGCGCGACGTCGGACGAGAGTCGCCCCTCGAGCGCCGCTTCGCATGCGTCGATGATCCGATCGACGTGGCCGCGTGTGTCGTCCCACGTGACGACCGCGAGGTTCGGCAAGATCTCGATCGCACCGTCGTAGATCGTGTACCGCTCGGCATTCACGCCGTCGACCCAGCCCATGAGGCGATACGTGCCGGCGATGAATCCCGCCGCCGCCGTCGCGGACGCCGCGAGCGTCGCTTGCCACGTGCCATTCACGACCGTGACGGTCGGATCGCTCGCGAGCTCGTACGGCCCGATGATCCGGTAATGCAGCACCCACCCGTCGGCCGGCGAATAGCTCGAGAGCGTGCGAGTCCAGACGGCGGAATCGCCCGCGACGAGCTGCACAGGTTCGCACGACGGAATCGGAGCGCTCACCGAACTCCCGGAAAAACGAAAAGCCCGCGCTACCAGCGATGTGCTGGTGCGCGGGCGACTTCCCGCTGGCCGAAGGATCCGGCCGATCTATGTCTCGATCACAATAACATAGCGGACATTCCGACAGCAATAGCCACGAGATCGCGCCAACTTCAACGGAGACGGCCCCACCATCCCGAGCGGCCATGCTCCCGGAGGCCGGTCCGCTCCGGCTCATTCGGCTCGACCGGTGTCGGCGCCTCCGGATCCGGCGGTGGCGCCTCCGCTTTCGCTTTCAGCTGCTTGCCCTCGTCCGCGAGCTCCTTCGCTAGCTCGCCGAGCCGCGAGGCGAACGTCGCGCCCCGCGACCGAAGGCCGGCGAGATTGCCAACATAGTGATCGATCGCCTCGTTTCGCTTCTGCGCCGGGTTGATGTATTTGACCACCGGACGATTGTTCACGAATTCGACGAGTCGCTGTTCGGCGGCGTACTGCAGGAAGTACGCATCGTCGGCGCCGGTCTGCGCCTCGAGGCCAAAATGCATGTAGCCCGGCCCGGGCGCCGTCTTTTTCAGCCGCGAGAACAGCACGTCCTTGAACGTCGTCGGGTTGATCGTGAATACGCGGACGCCGTCGCGATTCGCCTTACTCGCGCGCGACAACGGCACTTTCGCATTGTCGGCACCCTTCGAGGCGTGGACGCGGCCGCCGGGCATCGACTTCACAAACCGAAACACTGGATCCTTCTTGAAGCCCGAGTCGACGAGGCAGACGGCAATGCGTATCGAGACGCCGGATTCGTGCTGCCATTCTCGATCGAGCATGGCGCGCGCGCGGTTCCACACGTCGTCAAACTCCGGATCGCCGATCAGTCGCTCGAGTCGAATGTGATAGGACTCCTCCTTCGCGGCCCAGCCGCGGACATCGACTTCGATGCGGTCCCCGTGTACGTCGATGAAGGCGGTCAGTGCACCGACCGCGGCCGGGACTTCGGCCGCATATGCCTCACGCCGGGAGGCCAGCTTGCTCGGATCGACACGATCACCGATACCGACCCACAGCAGTCCGAGCGTCGTGTTGAAAAACGTCTTCAGCTGCTGCTCGTCATCCTTCTTCGCGAGGAACTCCGCGGCGATCTCGCCCCACCGCACCCACGGCGACAAGAGACCGGGGATGTGCCAGCCCGCGAGTGAACTCGACGGATTGTGCTTCACCCATTCGCCCTTGGACACCATCCACGCTTTATAACTCTCGGCGATGAGGCATCCGCAATCCCGACAGAGATACTGCGCGGTCTCTGGTCGGTGAACGACGGCATCGCCCTCGCCTTCCTTCTCCCACACGAGGCGATAGATCCCGGTCCCTGGGGCGATGCCCGGCTGGCCGCCGGTGTCGCGCCACTCGAGTGGTTGCTTGTGGCCGCAGTGTGGACAGGGCACGTAAAAGTGCCGCTGATCGGAAAGCTTCCACTCGCCGGCGATGCGACTCTCGCCCTCATTGCCGGGCGACGACACCTTCACCGCTTTCTTCCGATGGCGAAAGGTCACCTGGCGCTTCTTCGCGAGCGACAGTGGGTCGCCCTCTGTACCGGCCGATTTCTCCCAGCGATCGATCTCGTCGGCGAGCACGACGCGGATCGGCCTCGAGGCGAGACCCGCCGGCGAGTTCGCGCCGGCGATCGTGATCTGGCCGCCCGGGAACGTCTTGTGAAACACAGTGTTGCCGGAGTCGCGCGATCGCGGATCCTTCACTTTGCCGCGCAGGCGCTCGCAATCGCGGATCATCGGCGCGATACGGTCTTTCGAGAACGCCTCGCCCATCGGCTTGACGTTCGGCTGAATGATCAGGATCGGACTCGGCTCCTGGTCCATGAAGAAGCCGGCGGCGTTGAGGAGTACTTCAGAGCCGGCCGATTGCGCGCACTTCACGATCGTGAGATCCTGCGTCGTGCGATCGCACGCGGCGTCGAGGATCTCGCGGAGATACGGCACGCGCTCCGTGCGCCACTGGCCGGGCTCGGCGGAGCTCTCGGGCGAGAGCATGCGATATCGATCGGCCCAGACGGATCCGGACAGCCGAGGCGCCGGCACGAGTCGCGCGCGGGCCGTCGCCGCCGCAACGCGCCGCGCGCGCCGGAGCGACGCGGAACTATTGATCGGCGATCGCCGCGGTGTCATCGGGCAGCGCCTCGAGCTCGTCAGCGCCGGCGCGGAGCAAGAGGGTCAGATCGTCCGCGATCGCTGTCAGCTCGGCTTCGGCTTTGGCGGCGTCGATGCCGAGCGCCTCGAGCCGGATCGAATAGTTGCCGGGCATATTCACGAGCGCAGCGCGGAACCGATCGCACAGCTCACCAACGACGACGTCGACGTGCGCTACTTCCACGAGTTCGCCCTCACGCTCGGCGACGTCCATCTCAGCGAGTTTCGTCTCCGCCTCCTCTCGCCGGCGTTGTAGCTCAGCGCGCGTGGATGTCGACGCCTCGCGGAGCTCACGCTCGATGCTCGCACGAGCCAGACGCACGGCGCGCTCGCCGTGCCAGGGAATTACGGTCGGCGGGTCAAATTCCCGCGCGCGACCGCGAAGGGTCGACGGAATCGGCGGGTCCTCGTTCAACCAGTTCGTCAGCGTGCGACGATTGATGCCGAAGATTTCACATACCTCGGCCGCGGTCCAGATCATGGCAGGGAAACGCCACCCTCAGAGCATGTCACGCTAGTCAAATGTCGTACTCGGTCCGGACC